AATGCTTATACACTACTTTAGCACACGAAGTTGCTTCGAGTATAACGTTACTAGCTAAGCTATATTCTCCTTTTGCATTTACATGAGTAAGGTGATGGTCTATAACCACACACTTGTTTTGATCTATTAAATCTATACAGTTGCTTGTATCAAGATCTAAGAAGTAAACCTTATCGTAATTCTTGAGACTATCTGTTTCAGCCCACTTTAAAAACTCTTTTCTAAAATTGGACACAGTAGTACCCTTGAATGGTATGTCTCCAAGTTTAACTTTATAATGCCAATGCAAAGCAAGCAAACTTGCAGTACCGTCAAGGTCTACATCGGTAAAAACAAATATATTTTCTTTTAAACTCACAAGTCTATTTAACTCAACTAGTTAGGTTTTCCAGCTTTTTTTCCAAACTGGATATTTCATCGGTATCTAAGTCTTTATTGGCAAGGCCAATATATTCTTTCTCTTCTGAAAGAGATAGTGTGCTATAATCAATTCTCATTGCAGTAGCGCCATGCTTCGGACCAAGCCGGTTTTTAATGCCGCCAACTTTAATAATGCCGAGCTCTTGATCTCCTTCTTCTTGGTGAATAGACCAAATTACATCTGCGGTCATAGCTACACCAAGCGATTCAGATATAGTATCTAATCCTGGATTTTCCATGCCCTCTCTATTAGTTTGTACAGCACTCACAATAGGGCAATTAAAAAAGTAAGATAATGCACGAAGCTCTTCTGCTACCGCTTTACCTTGCTCATAAGAGTTATCTCCAGCTGTAGACTTGATAAGACCTAGGTAGTCAACAACGATTATACCGGGCTTAATCCCGTTTTTAATAAGTGTCTCTACATAAGCCTTAATACCACCTACAGTCACACTCTTAGGTGGAAACTCCTTAATAATTAGCTTACGCTTACGTTGTTCAGTTACCTCTTTAAAGTAAGACTCAAGAGCACCGGTTTCAGTTTGAAGTTGGTTAACCGGAATCTTAGAAACGTGACTGCTCAAACGCTTTGCATACATCATCTCAGACATTTCTAACGAGATCAAGATAGCCGTCTCATTATCAGGTAACGAAGTAGCGATATTACTAGCTATATTACCTAAGAAAATAGATTTACCAACGTTAGTAGGTCCTAAGAACAAGTAAAGCGCTTTACCTTTCTTATAAAGACCACCACCAATCTTAGTATCAATAAATCCCCAACCAGTTGGTACTACTTCAGTTTTAGTACCGATTTCATCTACAATCTTTTGATAGTCTCCGTAAAAATCTAAACCGATATCGCTAACAAGTTTGATATTACAAGCATGTTCAAACATCTTAAGAAACTTGCCGTAATCGGCTTTATCGTTAGAGAAGTCATCTACAATCTTAAGTACTGTGTTATAAACGGTCTTCTCTTTAAAGTATGTTTCAGTATTAGCAATTAGCTCTTCGAGGTTACCTTTAAGATCAATTTGCTTGTATGTAGTAAGAGTATCTTTAAGAAGCTTTGTCTCATCTTCTTTCTTAAGATACGTCTTAATCTCCGTTACAGTAGGTACTGATCTACGCTTTTCGTAAAAGTCTTTGACTATACTAACAACTAGCTTGTTACCAGGCTGCTTAAAGTTTTCAGGCTTCAAGTGGTCTAACACTAGAGAAGTATAGTAAGCATTAGTAAGAGCTTGACAAGCTACAATGCTTTCAAAGAATTCAGTATTTACCTGTAATTTTTCTTTCACAATATTATTATAGTATATAAAACAGAAAAGCTAAGGTTGCCCTTAGCTTTTTTTGTTACTCTTCAGAGCTTTCAGTAGCTTCCTCGGCTACTGTCGCTTCGGAGGGGTCATTATACCTTACCTCCTTCTGAAGTGTTTGCTCAAGTACTGGAATGACCTTGTTTTCCCAGAACTCTGGGTCATTTTCCCAAGTCTTGGCATAACCAATTTTTTCTCCGTTAAGCTGGTAAGTTGAACCAGTTTGTTCAATTACCTTAAACGCTACAGCAATATCCTTGAGTCCTGCATACTTGTCAAGACCACTACGGAAGTTATTATAGAGTTCAGTCTTAAGGAAAGGAGGTACAAAACGGTTTTTAACCGTCATTGCACTAAGGGTTACGCCACTGACATTATGAGCAATAGCAATAGACTTTTGATCTTCGTTCTTGTCGATCTTTTCGTTACGGGTAGCAAGCTGAACAAGCAACGAAGCAAGATAAATTGGACCACTACCACCAGATTGCTTCTTTACAAGCTCTGGATACATAGAAGCCGGGTTATCGTAAACGTGGTTAGTAAAGATAATCGGTACTCGAGCCTTAGCTGCTTTGTATGTGAGTACACGCATCATAGACTTCATAGCCTTAGCCTTAGAACCCATATCTGCTGCATCTTTACCTTGCGCAACGTCATTAAGTTCCTTAGCTGAAGTAAGATTACCCAAACTATCGATAGCAATGATTACCTTGAGATTAGGATCATTAGCTGCAATAATCTTATCAAGGAAGGTAGCAATTTGATTACGACAATCCTCAACAGTTTCTACTGGGTAATACTTTACTCTAGACGGATCAATACCGACGTTAACAGCCGATTGCTTATCCATAGCTGCTTCAGTATCCCATACTGCAGCAAAGTAGCCCTTCTTTTGAGCATTAGCAATAATCTTATTAACAATAAGAGTCTTACCTGCACCAGAAGGACCGCTAAAGCCTGTAATACGACCTACCGGAATACCTCTGTAAAGGCTACCTGAAAAGATAGCATTAAGAGCATAAGAGCCAGTATCGATCCAATCGTTTACGATAGAGAGTGAATTTTCTTCAGAAAGAAGAGAAGCACTCGGATTAAGAGAGTCTACAGCCTCAAAGATGTCTTTGAGACTACTAGACATATTATTTTTTGAGGCTTTAGCCATATTATTGAGCGTCAAAAAGCTTGATCGTAGGAGCTGGCTCGTTCTTTACGATCTTAAACATTTCATTATACTGAGCTACGAGATTAGATTCAAGCTCAAGATTTTCTGCTACGGTAATAGCATTCTTTGGATAGGTCCAAGTCGGAAATACGTCTCGATCCTTGAGAAACTCACGGAACATAAGAGGGTAGAGCTGAACTTGAAGCTTTCTATCTTGGGAAGGCGCTACGTTAAGAATAGCCGGCTTAGTAATAGTGATACTATTCGTATCAGTCTTAACTACAGTCGCAACAATAGTGCGCTGAATACTGTCGAGGAATACAATAATCGGATCATTCATATTTAATATAATATTATAGTGTTATTAGTTTTAATCAAGTTTATTGACGTGGAAACTTGAAATAGTAGCTCTTCGGATTAATAAGAGTCTTATCAAGAAGTTTCTTACTCGAAGCACGGGTAGGAACAATGTCCCAACCACCACGACGAGCATAGAAACAGGTTACGACAAGCTCATCAGGCTGAAGAACGTCCCAGAGACGCTTGTAAGCAGCTTCACAGATTTCTTCATGGAAATGACTTTCATTACGAAAAGAAACAATCCATTCAAGGAGAGATTCTTTAGTAACAGACTTATCCCCGCTATAATAAATATAGATATCCCCAGAATCAGGTTGGTGAGTGATCTTACAATTAGAACGCAGAAGAGTGCTCATATAGTGCCTAGTGCCACAGTCTTCAACGACCTTAAGAAGGTCCGGGGTTTCGTTAAATACTGTAAACTTCATCTTCTTAGCAGAAGGAATGTTCTCTAAAGATTCCCAAACAATATCAGGGGCATAGTTAGCTGCCCATTGAAGTTGCTCTCTCTCTCGTTGTTCAAGTAGCTGGGAATAAAGTTCAACCTTTACATCAGTTTCAAGAAGATTACTAAGATCTTTTTCAGCAGTAGTCTTAATATTCTTAAGAACTTCCTTAGGAGTCTTACCCATAGTCTGCATATTAAAGCCGTTCCAATACAGCTTCATAGACTTAGATTCTACGATGTACTTGTTAGTACATGCATAAACAACCTTAGCTACGCAGGTAACCGGAAGACCAGAATCAGTAAGAGCACTACACTCATACCCGTTCCAGATATCGTAACCTACGAAAGGAAGGTTCTCATCCTGAAGACCAAGATAAGTGCGATTACGTTGACGTTCTTCTCGAACAAGAATGTCAGGTGTATAAGTGGTCGGAGAATCGACTCTCTGACCGAGTACCTTATCGATGTTGTTAGTATTATAGCTCATTTTGAAAATCGTTTTTAATCTCATTCACCACCTTGTTTACTCGTTCATCCACGGAGCCGGTTAGAAAACTAATTCTATGACTGATACTGAAATGATTAATATAGAAGTTAAACTTTTCTACCACCCCGTCAAAAAATGCCTTATCTACGCTACGCTGACCATCTTCAATCAACGGAAGTTCCGGAGCAACATAAAAAATTTTATCGTAATGCGGTATACATTGCTCATAGATAACCTCAACAGCATCCATAACCGCTTTATTCACATTACCTTGATCATAGAAATAATGAGTATATGCGATACCATCAAGAGCACCTCTATCCATAATCCAGCGACCCGGAGTAATAGCAAACTCAAGATGGCGTGCCATTACTAGATACTGAGAAACAGAATTACCTGCTTCATTGATCGGCAAGAGTTTATTGAGGTCTCTAGTTAGATTCGTTCTATAAGAAAAATTAAGAACGGAGCTAATAGTGGTATTAGCTTTTAGAGCATTTACCAAGGTAGTCTTACCTTGCGAATGCGCACCACAAATAGCTACTTTATAGTTATTTTTACTCATACGTTATTTATTAAAATCTTCTTTTTAAGAAAAGCCACCCAGTTATGAATAGCAATCTTATGTAATTGTGCAATGTAATTCTCTACTGTTTGGTATTCAGTATACAAATCGTTGGTTTTAAAGTACGCTGTTGATTCAATAGTTCCTTCGTCAACTTCAGGAACTACCTTATGAATAACATGTCCATGATAAGGTCTTGTATTGGTAGAGTATTCATCCCAAGCTCTCTTTTGTGGGTCCTTACCTTTAAGTTCTGGGTAGCGTGTAATCAGCCCTGGATGGCCATTAAAGATAGTATAGCGAAAACAAGCTTCAGGCGGAAGTATCCGTAGAAACCCGTGAAGAGTAACGATATTAGCGTGGCCTATAGAGGTCTTATATTCTTCAGGTGTTGCAATACGTGGAATAAACACAAATCGATCATAAGCCTCTTCTAAAAGAGATGGATTAATCTTTTCTAGATTTTCTGGAGACTTATTTGTAATAATTGCGTCCGGAAATCTGCCCAGGTTCTTAGAGATTTCATATATTTCAGAACCTGACTGACTGAATAATGCTTTCCAGATAAAAGGCTTTTTCATGGGGTAATCATTAAATTATACTATATTAAAGAAAACACCAGCTTTATTAGGTAAGGTAAGACTTAAACTTTTCAATATTATGTACAATAATCTCGTATGCACCTGCATCAGGAACTGCATCTAACAAATCTACTAACTTCGTTCTTTCCTTTTCCCATGTTCCTATCTTATCCCCATAACGAATACCTTTAAGTCCGTGCACGATTGGAGAAGATGTATCGAGTGTTTCAATCCATTTAAATTCTGGGCTCGTATAAAAACTAAACTCGCGAGGATGTGCACAACCAAGAAGGTGATGAGGCTTGTTCTTATTAATAACTCCTTCATTCATCATACGAGTAAGAGTTAACACTCTACCCATCATGAACGCTACCCATTTATTAGGATGAGGAAAAACTTCTGCGTAATAAGAATAGTCAAATGAAATAGCGATTTTATCTACCCCTACTACCTGATCCATATGCGTATAACACTTAACCAACTCACCATAATTTTTACCCTGTACTACTCCAATTGCTCTACTTCCGGAATTTGGTACATTATTCCAATCTAATTTAAAGTGCCATTCCATGGCGGAACGAATGGTTCCGTTACAATCTTCAAGTACGTCTGGAATGATATACTCAGTAGGTTTAAGCTTGTTAATCCAATGCGCATAATGATCTGCATCAAAAGCAGTACCAAGTTCAAAGATAGAGTTATCTAAAATTACATGACGCCCTAACTTGAGACTTTCCTCAAAAAAGTTGTAGTACTCTGGGCGAGTCTCGAAGAGATGCACTAGAGCATAGTCATAATCGTTATATACCCGAGAAGGTCCAAGTATACTAAGGGGGGATTCGTGAGATACTTTAATCATGAAAATAAATCGAAAAGGTCGGTTTGAGCTTCGTTGTTTACTTGTGGTAATTGCCAGTTAAGAGCGGTATAAACTGCTTGTACAGGCGGTTTAATAATTGTATCGAACATCTCTTCGTAATCAACTTCAAAGTCGTGCAATTCTACTGGATAAATACCTGTATAGCAAAGAGTATCGATATTGTACTTGTTAGGTGCAATGTATATCTTTTTTACTTTACCGCCTGAGGTAATACGTTCGTATTTGCTTTCAAGACCACGGTGCTTAAGCAACTGATTATACCAGATAGCGCCTTTAACGTGATTAGGCGTGCCTTTAGCGATCTTAAAGCCATCAGCTCTAACTTCGTGCTTTTCAATATCGCTTAACCCCCCACGAATAGCAATATCGTCAGTAGAAAGCTTCTTGAACTTATCATATACGTCTCGATAAATGCTATTAGCTCTATTTTGATCTTGACCGAGTAAGCTGTTTTCAATGACTTGCTTGATAAGCTCCTTAGCTTTCTTCGGGGTAGTAGAACGTGCAATTTCAACACCGACGTACTTAAACTTCTTTACATCAGCACCTTCGTCATTAAGAACGTGCATGATATAGCGCTTCTTTTCAAGGTATACAGCTACGTCACAAATAGACTCACGCTTAAAGAAGTAACGAGGATCAACAGAGTTAAGCTTTACAGCAGCCCACTTCTTGATCTCGTCGTTAAGATAAACACCGAGCTCATTATCGATAAACTTAAGAGTATCAGGAGCAATCTTTTCACCCTTAAGCAACTCTAAGCCTAGCTGTTGTAGCATAGGTGATACAGTTACGTGGGTAGAGTCTGTATCGTTATAGATCGTTAATGACTTCCCGGTATGATTGAACTTCTCTTTGGCGTACTGATCGATAATCTCAGAGGCCTGCTTAACAACTGCTTGCCCTGTAAGAGTAATACTACCAGCGTGATCGGAATCACAAATAGGAGAGAACTTATTAGCAAAAACACCGTAAATAGAGTTAAGCAAAATCTTAATGACGTACTGAATGGTATCAGCACGTTCCATCTTTGCTTTCGTTTCTTTATACTCATCGATATCTGCAGTTAACTTAGCAAGTTGCTTCTTATACTCTACGTATTGGTTACGGTTATAAACACGCTCGTTATACAGTCCGTCAATGAGAGAAGGTACAATACCCTTAGTCTTTTGCGTATAAAGCACATTAGCACGGGATATCGCTAGCTTTTCGTTATTAACAAACTGAATAAACTTCTCTTTACTTACTTTAAACTCCTTATTAGTAGAGAGAAGAATCGTTACGTTTTCATCGTCTTTAGCAATGATCTTACCTACCTTAGTCTCTGGAGAGATGTTTAAGGTAATAATAGTATTAGGGTATAGAGAGTTAGCGTCGTAGCTAACAACTGCCTTCTGAAGGCCACGTTCAGGTTCACGCACAAAACCACCCTCAATTGCTTCACGAGTAGGTCCCTCAACGAAAGTAGGAATAACCATGCCGTGCTTCTTAGCTTCAAGAGCAACACACCCGGTAACAATAGAAACTTTACCTAAAGCAGCTTCAAAGCTAGTAAGACCCTTATAAGCTAGCATTCGAATGATACGGAAAAACTGAAGCTTGTTTTCCATACGCACTAGTAGATCAACGTCTTGAATGTTGTAATCTACGAAGTTATCCCAGTCTTTATCAGCAAGTGCAGCCAAGTTAGTAGCATTAATAGCTAACTTACCTTCACCAAGCTCATGCTCAGCAACAAAATTAAGAGAGTAAGACTCAAGAAGACCACGCGCAAAACCACGATAAACTTCAAGATAGTCCATTAACGCAATACCGTGAATGTACCACTTATCGAGTTGTTGACCCTTAACAAAGATACCTTCTCGACACCACATACTCTTAACCGGAGACAAACGCTTAGCAGTCTCTTCTCCGAGAAGATTGTTAATGCGGTTAATAAGGTACGGGAAGTCGAAGAAGTCGGTGTTCCATCCAGAGAGAATATCAGGGTAGTTACCTGCTTCGAAATGCTCAACAAGCTTATTAAGCATATCTATTTCGCTTGTACACTCAGTATAAACTACATTATCTCTCTTAGGAGTATACGGCCGTTCACCCCAAGTATAGAACTTATTAGTTTGATTATCGTAGATAGAGATAAGGTTAATAGGATGCTTAGCATCCTTAGCCTCAGGAAATTCATCTGGGGAATGAACCTCAATATCTAGAAAGTTAATACGAAGAGGAAACTTAGTGAATTCAGGCTTATCATACGCTTCACTATACGTTTCAATAAGAAACTGTTGCTCTACCTGAATATTATGATAGAGACGTTTGATAGCACCGTCTTGAGCAGCTCTATTACGTTCGTAGTTGTTACGAAAGATCTTCTTCTTTAGCTTCGTGTTAAAGATAGAGACAGCATCTACATTATCAGCATTAGTTTCAACGTAGAAATAAGGCTGATAAGGATGCTTCTTGACTACACGATTGCCGTTTTCATCCCAAGTAAAGAGATGACAAACGCTATCTTTAGGACTATAATAAAGGTTACGGTACACAGTGTTATTGTGTACTATAATAGAGGCTTATCAAGAAAAATAAAGCTTAACGTACTCGTCAATGTGGTCTTCTAACCACCATTTAGATGCTACCTTACGTGCACTATCCGATTCAGTTAAGTACCGCTTACGATCTCCAAGCAACTTCTTAATAATATCGATCATATCATCTCCAGTCTTGAATCGAAGAGGAGCCATCTTGTAAGGTTCAAGATCTTGACACACGCATGGAATACCGAGAGCACCTGCTTCCAAGTACTTAATCGGGGCTTTAGCTAAATTAAATCGATTATCTTGTAATGGTGCAATAACAACATTACAATTAAGATTATTAAATGCGGTA